CAGCTCGTTGGCCTGGCGCTGGTTTTCAGCCTTGGGGGCGTGGAATTTCTGCAATTCCTGCATACGCAGGCCGTAAGCAAGGATTTCCTGGCTGACGCCATCAAGCAAACTGGCGCCTATTTGCTCCACGTTTGCCGCATTGCGCGCCGTTTCCTGCGCCTTGTCGGCCTCGATCTGCCGGATGGCGTTGATCGAATCCTGTTCGTCCTTGCGCTTTAGCGCCACGCGTTCAGACGAAATGCGGATGGCTTCTTTGGTGGCGTCGATTTCGCTGGCGATGGCCTTGAGCGTGGCTTCCTGCTTGGGGTCGACCGTCAAACTTCCGCTTTTGATGTCGTTGCGCAGTTTCTCTACGGCGGTCAGCTCCTGCACCTTGGCGATCTGCCCCTCCAACTGCTTCATGTACTTCGTAAAGTCAGCATCTGGGTCTGCGACCTTTGGGCCGGCTGGGCCAGTTGGGCCAGCCATGCGAGGTGCCGCGCCACGGCCAGCTCGCCGCCGCGCTTCGCCGTCATCAACGGGTACTGCCACCGGCTTGAGTACTGACTCAATGAAGCGGTCTTGGTCGGCTCGCGCTTTCTGCGCGTCGGCCTTCATGGCGTCGCCGATGGCAGAGAATCCCTTGAAGTCGCCCGTTGACAATGCGACCAATTGCGCGGCAATGCCGCCGATCTCATTGCCAACGCCCTTAAAGACGAACGCCACTTCAGCACCGACAACGACTAGTGTTTCCAGCACCGTCTTGACGGCGGCGGTGGCAATGGAAAACTTATCCGAATTTTCTGTGGCCGTCAAAACCTCTGTTGCGACTGCCTGCAAGATAGGCAGCACCGCCGCTGTCAGCGCATTGGCAAAGCCGGTCTGCTGCAGCGTCAGCTTGCCCATCGTGTCGTTGAAGTTGTCCGACGCATTGGCCAGTTCGGTCGTCATGCCGCTGTACTGTTGCGCGTAGGCGGTGTTTTCGCGCATCGCCGTGCCGCCGTCGTTGAGGAGCGGGATCATGTCCGCGCCAGCCTTGCCGAACAGCGCCAGCGCCAGCGCCGCCTTTTCTGGGCCGTCCTTGAAGTTCTCAAACTGGTCGGCCACCTCGGCCATGACCACATCGGCCGTTTTCAATCCGCCCGAGGCGTCCAGCACCGAAATACCCAGCACCTTGAAGGCTTCGACAGCCTCTTTGTTGCCGCCAGCCGCTTCAGCAATGGTCTTGTTGAGCTTGCCAGCCGCTGACACCATGCTTTCCAAACTACCCCCGGCCTGCCCTGCGGCAAAGCCCAAGCCGTTCAACGTCTCGACGGCAATGCCGGTTTTCTGGCTCATGTCGCGCAGGTTGTCGGCCGCGTCAATCGTCATCTTGACCATCACGGCCAGCGCACCAGCACTAACGACCGCCATAGCGCCCAATGCCGCGCCCACAGCCTCGGCATCCTTCTTCATCTGCTTCATGGCCTTGTCGGTCTGATAGGCGGCCTTGTCCATTGATTCAGTAAATGAGGCTGTATTCGCGCTCAATGAAACTACGAGAGAACCGAGTGCGGCCATTGGTATTCCAATTTCTTTTACAAACAAAAAAGCCCACCGAAGCGGGCTGTATCGCTTTGAACTAGGTTCTTTAACTGCGGCGCAGTTTTGCGCTTTCGCTCATCTTGAGTCTTGTCTCAACTGAAAAAACTCTGCCTTTTTGGGCATCCGAAACCTTGGCGCGAATCTCTGGCCGCTTCATTGGGTTGTTATTTTTGAACGCTTCGGCCAATTCAGTCCGCATCAATGCGCTTTCTGACATTTTCTTTTTCGTCTCTTCCGACCTTTTCAGCCCGGTCCTGGCAAGGGCCGCATGCTTTCTCCACTCTTCCGGCTGCTTTAAACCTGTCATGTAGATCAAGGATGCCGCCCTTGTCTCAGCGGAAACGGGACGCCCTTTGTGGGCCTCTGAAATCTTCTTCTTCACTGCCTCTGGCCTTGGCCCCAGCTTCTTGCCGGATGTGGCGGCTGATAACTTTTGCTTCGTCTCTTCTGAAACCTCCCGCCCCATCTCGCCACCACTTGTGAGGTTGTATCCCGTGCGGAATGTTTCCAAATGATTAATCCAGTGGCATTCACGGCTCTCAAGCTCATGCTGGCTGCACAACTCAAGAATTTCAAACTGGAAGGCATCAACGCCATATTTCCTGATGGCAGCGTGTATTGCTGATTTTGATGTCGGCTTTGGCGATTTATGAGACTTCCACCGCTTATTAATATCCAGCGACAAACCAACGTAGCTTTTGCCAGAAATTTTGTGCCTGATGACGTAGATTCCACTTGCGCCTAAAATTGCTTCAGCCATGATGTAAGTCCTATTTACTGATTGGTCAGAGCCTGCCCGGTGTGCAACCACCTTGCAGGCTCGCTTATTTCTGCTTCTTAATCTGCTTGTCTAGCAGCGCCTTGAGCCACTTAGCCCCGCCTGCCGCCTTGTAGGCTTCATTCTGCTCTACGGTTACCCGAATGCTTATCGGGTGACTTGGCGGTGCTGGTGGCCGACCTCTTGGGCGCTTAGGCTCGGTCATCTGCTTTGAACTCGCCGCACCAGTCAGAGCATTCAACTATTGGCTGGGACCAATCACGGGGGGAATTAGCGAGCGGCTTTTCATTGCCGTAAGAACCTAATAAATCCTCATTCTCTGGCCTATATTGATGCGGAAATCTTCTGCAACTTCCAATATCACTGCCATTTTCAACAAAATCAAACGGATAAAAAAACTTGCACGTTGCACATTTATCGTCGCTCATCATTTACTCCTTTATTGAGCATTAATTGTAGCGCAACAAATAAATAAACACACTACATTTATGTAGCAACAGATCAACTAGGACGGCTTACAAATCGCATCAACTAGCCGGTCCATGATGGGATCGCCTTTTTTAATGATGACGTTGGCTGAGTCTTCCCACTTGTAAAACTGACGGAATCCGACATATCCGCCATAGCTATTTCGCGCATTGACTTCGCCGCAAACTGCTCGGGTCTTGCCGTCGATTACCGCCATATTCTTGAACTGCGCCGAATCCGGGTCTTTCATGGATTGCGCCACGGCCTGCTTCGTGACTTCGATCAGATTTTTAGCATCATCCGCGTGCGCTGCAATCGCCAGCGAAGCCGCAAAAGCCATCAACATTCTTTTCATCCCTGCCCCTTTGGTTACAAAAAGGTTAATGATGCCTTAATCAGGCGATTTCCCAAACATCGCAGCGCGAATCAGATTGGACTGAGCCACCGGGTCATCCAGCAGTACCGGCTCTTCATCGGCTTCATCCGGCCCGGTGTGGCGCCAGTGGATAAAGTCTTTTGCCGCATACGGCTTGGGTCTTGCTTGCGGGTTGCGGTTGACGTTGGCCAGCACGGCAGTCGCCACGCCGTGCCGCAGGTCTGCAATCTCTTCGCCAAACGGCTCCAGCGCGTAATACGCCTGCCACTCGGTGAATTCCAGCGAACTGATTTCAAGCTGCGCCTGCCTGACGCTTTTACCGAGTTCTTTGGCGAGCCGGAACCAGAACATGCGTTCCGGCTTCGCCTTCAGTCGTTTTTTGCTTCTTCAATCGCCTGGCCACCCAAGCCATTCAGGCGCATGGCCACAGCGGCCGGCGCGTCCAGTGAAGCGGCGCTCTTCTTTTGCAGCGCATCCATGTCTTCGGCGGTGAATAGCCGGTTGCCCGACTCGTCAACGATGGTGGCGACCAGCAGCGCGGCAGCGAACTTACCCACTGGCACGCCGCCCTCTTCGGTGCTGATGGCGGTGCGGAATTCGTCGCGCTCCTGGCCGGTCATTGAGCGGATACGCACGGTGCCGCCCCATGACTTGACCCGTACATCTTCATGCTTCAGGTCGGCTGCGCCCAAGATGGCGCTTTTGCTCAGCAAGCTCATGCGTACACCACAGGGCCGGTGATTTTGGTGCTGACAGAGCCTTTGAGGACGGCATTGACGCCGCCAGCGGTCGGCACGGACTTGACCAACACTGTAAAGGTTATGACGGTGGTATCGGGCAGCGTCAGCTTGAGACCAGTGACGGCTCCAGATGCGCGTGCGGCGCGGAGAGCCATCTGGCGGTCATCAGTTTTCAGTCGCTTGATTTCAAACTCAAACTTGCCC